CATTAGAACAAGGTCAGCAGGGCGACCCAATGGCACAGGCACTAATCCAAGCAGAGCAGATTAAGGCACAGGCCAGTATGCAGGGCCAGCAGATGAAGTTGCAGGGCAAGATGCAGGGCGATCAAATCAAACTGCAAGCCAATATGCAGGTTAAGGCTGCTGAGATGCAATCCGAACAGGGTAAAGAATTGGCTGAATTGCAGCTTAAATACCGTGAATTGCAGCAGGGCGATGACCTTAACCGCGATAAAATGAACCAAGAGCTACTTATTGAGGCCGCTAGGATATTGGGCCAATACGGCAGTGCTGTTGACGTTGAGCGGGTTAGAGCCATGCAAGCATCACCAAGAATGGGCAATATCTAATGATCTTAAAATCTCAGGCTTTGAAATTGTTAGCCGATGATACTTTTGTTGCCGTTTTTGATAGTGTACGAGCAGAACAGGTAAAAAGGTTCTTGCAATCTGGCAAAGATGATTCTGAAGCTAGAGAAGATGCCCACGCAATGACGAGGGCTTTAAATGAGTTCGAGAATACCCTCAAGCGTGTAATAACGAATGAGGATATGAAAGACAAGCGTAGTAAATAAAGGATAGCACCGTGGAAACGACTAACCAAAGCATTGAAAGTGCAGTTGAGGCGCTTATGGCTCCTAGTGAGTCAGAGATAGCCGAAGTAGACACTACCGAAACCGAAGTGGCAGAAGTAGAAGAAGCGGAGGTTGAACAAGAAGCTGAAGTTGAAGAGTCTGATGATGACGCAGAATATGCCGAAAATGATGACGAAGACGAAAGCGAAGAAGAATATGAGTCGGAAGAAGAGCCAGACGATCAAACTGAGCCAAATACATACACCGTTAAAGTTGATGGTGAAGACGTAAATGTAACTCTAAATGATTTAACCAAAAGCTACTCAGGCCAACAATATATTCAGAAGGGCATGAAGCAAGCCGCAGAGTCGCGCAAACAAGCCGAGGAAGCCTATAACGGGCTAAATCAGCAAAGAGCGCAACTTGAACAGCTTATGCAACAGGTTCAGCAGCAAGGTGTAATGGCACAGCCTGCTCCACCCACGAAAGAGCTTTTAGCTGATGACCCGCTTGGGTACATCGAAGCAGATGCTAATTATCGTGAAGAGATGGGCAAGTACCAACATCAGCAACAGCAATTAGGACAGCAGCATCAAGCCATGCAGCAGGCGCAAGAACAGGCTAATAAAGCCAACTTGCAGAATCAGCAGCAAGAACTTAAACGACTAATCCCCGATTTTGCAGAAGCTAAAAAAGCACCAAAATTAAAGGACAGTCTTATTAAGCATGGCAAATATCGTAATTTTACTGAGGCTGAAATAAATTCAGTGGTAGATGCCCGAACGATGCACGTTCTTTATGAAAGTATGCTATGGCGACAGTCATTGGAAGGGAAAAGTAATGTGCAAGCAAAACTGAAAAAAGCCCGCCCATTGATGAAAGCTGGATCTAAAAAGCAACCTGAATCTGATAGCAAAAAGCGCAGCAAGCAAATGTCACAATTGAAAAGATCGGGCAGCGTAGCAGACGCAGCCGCGTTATTGTTTGAATAGTTAATTTAAATTATTTAGGAAGAAATTATCATGGCACAACCAGCAAACACGTACGACACATATGATGCAGTAGGCATAAGGGAGGACTTGGAGAATATGATTTATGACGTTTCTCCAGATGAGACCCCTTTACTTAGTTCTATCGCTAAAGTAAAAGCAACCAACACTCTACATGAGTGGCAGACAAATGCACTTCGCGCAGCAGCAGTTAATGCGAATATCGAGGGAGATACAACTGCGGCGCAGGCTGTAGCCTCTAGTGATAGAGTCGGAAATTATACGCAGATATTCAAAGGATCCGTTATTACCTCTGGCACTAACGATTCAGTTGTAGCGGCAGGCCGTTCAAACTCAGAAATGAGTTACAATATCGTCCGCGTAGCCACTGAAGTTAAGCTAGACATGGAAAAGGCTTTGTTTGAAAACCAAGCGCGTGTAGCTGGTAATGCTACTACCGCTCGTAAACTAGCTGGCCTTGGTGCTTGGGTTAAAACCAACACCTCTAAAGGTACTAACGGTGCAGACTCTGCTGGTAATGGCACAAACGCTCGTACAGACGGCACTCAACGTGCCTTTACGCAGGCTATGTTCGATACTGTTATGCAAGACACTTGGACTTCTGGTGGCAAGCCAGATACCGTCATGCTTTCTCCATTCCAGCTAAATAAGGCCTTGTCGTTTACTGGTAACAACAACCAACGAGCCACATCTGGCGCGGTTGGTGCTGTAAACAACAACATTGCTGTATATTTAACGCCGTGGGGCAGTGTTTCGTTCCAGCCATGCCGTGAAAACCGTTCACGCGATGTCTACATTATCGAAAAGGGCAAGCTTGCATTAGCCACTTTGCGTCCAATGAAGAACGAAGCGTTGGCTAAAACAGGTGATAATCAGCACCGTCAAATAGTCGGGGAATGCACCTTGGTGTGTCGCTCTGAAAAAGCGTTAGGCGGCGTTTTCGACCTTACCGTTAGTTAAATATTGTTGTTATACGAAAGGGGGTGCTTCTGCATCCCTTTTTTTTAAGGAAATATTATGGCAAAGATTGCAGAGCAGTGGCATAAAGACGGTGATAAAGTTGTTCACGTTAAGACGCATGATTGGAATCCAATGCTCAGACAAGCAGAGGAGATGCGGCAGAATGGCAACGCTCGGTTTGGGGAATCAGTGTGTGTGGGTGTAATAGATCAAGCCTTGCTTGGAGAGTGGATTAAAGAAGCTGGGATTACTTGGTCAGACCCAGCAGTAGAAGATGTAATTAAACGTAAAATGCTCAGTGGCGAGTTTGACAAGTTACGAGTATGGAAAGGCAATTATTAAGTAATCGGTTTAATGGAGTTATTCATGGATCTGGAATCTCTTAAAGAATTTGCAACCGAGCGCCAATGCGAGATTATTGACGCTGTATTGAAATATGGATCTCAAGCTAAGGCAGCTACAGCACTAGGCATTAATTCAAGAGGCTTAGAACGGACGCTTAAACGCGCTAAAGAACAAGCTGCAAAACGTGGGTGGGCACCAGAATTTAGCTATTTACACCCAACCCCATCAACTCATGTCGCTAAGGGTATCTCCACCTACTACGATTTACGGACAGGGGAACCTCTGCGCCAATGGGTCAAGAGTGATCTAAAGAAAGAGAGCCTTGTCGCTGATCTTGAGGGCGTTGCAAGCGGTTTAAGCCAAGAACTAACCAAGTACAAGCCGTTACCATTCAAGCCTGACAAGGCCGTTAAAGAGCGCCTAGCTACTGTGATTATCGGTGATGCCCATATTGGTATGTTGGTAAAACGCAATTATGGGGGAGGCGATTGGAACCTCAATATCGCTGAAACAGTAACCCTTCAAGCAATTAAGCAATTGATTACTAATTGCGGAAAAGGTACTGAGTTTTTGCTTCTAAACGTGGGTGATTTTTTGCACTGTAATACGCCAAATATCACTGCGGCAGGGACAAGCCTAGACAGTTCGGGTCACTGGATTGACTCGGTGGAATCGGCTGTAAGAATCTATAGACAAACCGTTGAGTGGGCGTTGGAGCTAAACCAAAAAGTCACCCTAATGAACACACGCGGAAATCACGATGAAGACCTAAGCATGGTAATAAATTCCATGTTAACCGTCTTTTATGAAGATGAACCAAGAGTAAATGTACTTTCTAATGTTTCAAAATTCATTCACTACCAATATAAAAGCGTATTACTAACAAGTCATCATGGCGATAAAGGCATCAAGCATCAACGCATCTATGAATATTTTACAAGAAATCACGCCAAACTTTGGGGCGACACCACAGCCCGATATTGTCACTTAGGCCACATCCACCACAAACAGCAGTCTGAGGTAGGTGGGGCCATGCTGTTTGAAAGCTGGAACAGTCTTGCAGCCGTTGACGAATACCACCACCAAGCAGGTTATGGGTCAGGCCGTTCAATGTCTGCCGTGATATACGATCCAGTGTGGGGAGAAACCCAGCGGTTTAGAGTAGGAATAACCCAATTATACGATGAGGCAGCAGCATGACTATGATTATAGAGATGTTGAGAGCGCATGAATCCGTAGAAACTTACGCTTATAAATGTTCTGCTGGGAAAATCACTATTGGCGTGGGCCGTAACATCGATTCTGGTGGTGGCTTAGGTTTATCTGATGACGAGATTGATTACTTATTAGCCAATGATTTGCAACGTGTCGAAGCAGAACTACTGCAATCCTTTGAGTGGTATGACGATCTAAACGATGCTCGAAAAGATGCAATGATGGATATGTGCTTCAACATGGGCTTACCAAGACTGCGGAAATTCAAACGCGCATTAGCAGCTATGTCTGCAAACTTTTATGAGATTGCTGCGGTTGAGTTCCTAGATAGTTTATGGGCTAAACAAGTAGGTCATAAAAGATCGACTACTATTTCAGAAATGATTAGGACAGGGGAGTATTAACATGGGCTGGTTCTCAAGTTTAATGGGTGGCGGTATAGTTAGCTCGGTAGAAAAGCTGGCATCCGAGTTTATAGAAACCGATATGGAGAGCGCAGAAGCAAAGGCGCTAATGATTAAGACGCTAGATCCTAACGGTTTAATGAGGCGTGATTTGTCTAAATTCGCCTGTCGTGCCTATGGGTTCTATCTAGTGGCAATGGTTGGTTTGAGTTTCATGGTGGCGTTTAGTGTGGGCAATGTCGTAGGCGCTAAAGAAGCCGCAGAGATGATGGTCGGCTTATTCCTGCCAATCACCACCTCATGGGCCGCTATCGTATCTGCCAGCTTCGGTGTTAATGCTGCCAATGTAATCAAGGGCCGCACTTAACTAAACTAATGCTTCTTTAATTAATTGATTTCGTTTTTTGTCTATTTTGTCATAAAGGTTTTGTGATTGAACAATGCCGCTACAAGCACCAGAAGATCGCTCAATAAAATACTTAGAACATTCCTTGTAAGACAATCCAACAGCACGAAGGTTAATTATTTTTCTCAACTCTTCACTGCTCCAAGTTACTGATTCACGCGCTGTAATATGCGATTTTATTTCTTTATTTGTTAACTGCCCTGAGTTAGTTTCCCACTTGTACGAACCTTTGGCTGTTGCTTTATCAGATAACATCATTACATCACTTTCAGAATAAATAATGCTTGAAAGATCATCTGATTTTCTTTTTTCAAATATTAAGGCTCCTTCTCTCCATATTTTTTGCATTGCTAAATCAAAATCTGAATCATTGTTCATTATTTCGTCCTTTTTGAGCCGTAATTACTTAGGATACACCAGCCCCAAAAATCACCATCAATACCATCAATGTAACAATCGTCCCAAAACAAGCCAGCTTTAAAGCCTTCACTTTTTAAAACCTGTAACGCAATTACAGCTTGGAGTGCGCCACCATCTACCCAATGAACATGACTGTCGGATAAATCAAACTCTTTTATTTCGTCACCTTCTTCCCAGATGAAGCGATCAGCATTAGACATTTCAATGCCGTCAGTTGAACATTGCGTATGACTAAACATTTTAAAATGCTTCAAGGTTAGTTCAACATTCATGTATCACCTCCACTTCTTTTTTGGCCCTAGCCACTTCAATGTCTGTAAGTTTTGCAGCAAAGCTTTCAGCCATTTGTAAAGCACGATTAAACTGTTCGTCTGT